TCTGTGACCATCTCCGACAGGATCATGTCACAATATGCTGTCTCCGCCATTGAGCGGCGGACTTTGTTCGGGTAAGCATCCCAGAACTGCTCAAACGATTCCGCGGGGGATATAGGGGGTATAAATACCCTTTCCTTTCCTTTACTATCCTTTTGTCCTAGCGAATCGTCATTTACTCCTAGTGAATCGTCATTTACTCCTAGCGAATCGTCATTTACTCTGACCGATTCCTTAATTTTTTGTACAAAAATAACACCTTGATAATCCTCTTTTTTATTTTTATCAAGTAACCAGTATTCGTTATAAATCTGAGTGCCTTTTCGATTCTTGCTTTTCAAGACGATCAGATAACTTTTTTGAATACCCCTACTGGTAAGCACTCCCCACCTATCAAACAGCCCCTTATCGAAAAGACCAATCCGTAAGCAGTAGTCCACGGTCTCTTTGACCGTACCGGCACCCACGCCCCCGCCCATCTTTCTTGCGGTCGTTGCACAGAGGTCATAGCACCATTCATAGAAGTATCCCTCGCCGCCAAACGCCATCTGGCAGAGGTAAAAATAAACTCCAAACCCTTCCCATCCTTGTGCGTCTAACAGCTTGTCTATTTTTGTATCGTTGGAGAAAATGTCGACAGACCATCCGGAGTAATCAATCCTCTTTTTCGATCTTCCTGCCAACTTGTAACTCCTTCCGTGCTTCCGGTAAATGC